GGTCCCGGCGGGACGGCGTGAAGGCGATCTCGATGTCGCCGGCCGTGTCCTTGGCCGTGACCGTGACGAGGCTGGATTGCGGGGCGCCGCGGCTGACGCAACTGATCTTGCCGGCGACCCGAGAGCGCCACGATCCACCGGCCTGCAGAAGCTGATCGAGGACCACGCTCTCGTCCATGGAGGTGTCAGGCCAGGCGGCGACCTTCCATCCGTTCGCGTCGGCCACGTTGGCGGCATAGACGAAGGCGGCCACATCGATCCCGGCGAGGCTGGAGCCGATGCCGCCGACCTGCGAACAGGCATGGGGCACACCATAGGCACCGTCGCCGCTGTCGCCCTCCCACATGCCGATCGCCCAGTTAAGCGCAGCGATGTTGCCCTCGTCGATCCAGACCCAGGTGAGCGGGTCGTCGAGGCGGCAGTCGCCCTCTCCGCCGGGCCATGTGTCGTCCAGCCGGGGGTCCCAGCCAAACTTCCCTTCGATGACGTGCAGCGGCTTCTCGACGCCGCCCTGAAACTCGGTGAACTTCGAATTCTCATACATCGTGAGCATGCAGCAGGCCGCGCCGCTCATCTGGTAGGTCGAGCCCCAGTCGGGAATGGTCGCACCCCCATCCAGCCCGGTCGGAGATGTCAGGGCTGCTTGGGGCTGGGTCCCGATCTTTCGCTGCAGCCACATGGCGCCAGCGTGATCACCCGTCGTGGCCTTTTCCGTCGTCGGGTTGAAGGACGTCTCGATGTCTTCGGACGCGTAGCTGATGAAGCTCTTGATCGGCCCGGCCCGCGACAGCGTAGACACGATCGACTGGAAGCGGTTGTCGGCTCCGTAGGCAGCCCGGTGATTGATCAGGCCGGCGACGCCGATCCGCCCGAAGGCAAAGGGAAGGGGGTTGTCGGTGGCGGCGACCCATTCGGTAGCCTCACGGCCCTGCGTCGCACCAGCCTGCCCGGCGAGGCTCGACCCGACGACGTTGATCGCCAGACCTGCCGTGATGAACTGGCCCGCCGTGATCCCAAATGCTGCTGTTCCGAGCGCACCTGCAAGGCCGCCACCCGCCAACGCCGGGATCAGGACCGCGCCACCCGTCGCGAGGATGGCGCCGCCGATGACGATGGCCGTTCCAACTGCCGCGAGCGCCTTCCCCATCAGATAGTTCTCCAGGCGCAGATGAATGCCTTGGGCTCGATCACAACCGCCCCATGCTCTCCGTCGAGATAGGCCAGAAGCCGGCCGTTCCCGACTGCGAGAGACAGGGCGCCCATGGGGTGGTCAGATGGCAGGGCGACGATATCGGCAGGCAGTGCGGCCAGCGGCGGGATGCGGACCAGTCCAAAGGCGTCGACGGCCTCAATCAGGTTGGCGTGGCCCATCATCCGCAGCGCCTTCATCCCGGCGAGGTCGCTGGCATAGGTCGGGAGCTTGCCCTGTCCGACCCGGCGGCCCAGCAGGTGAAGTGCATGGCGAACCATGTAAGCGCAGTCGCGGTGCGCGGCAGGGTCGTAAGGCTTTCCGGCGAACCGATCGATGCAGCCCTGTGCGGCGCGTTGGCGCCTTTCCATCGGGGTCATGAGATGGCGTTGTTCGGGTCGCTGGCCCGCCAGTAGATCTTCACCTTGAGGCCGGTGACGTTCTTGTAGCCGTCCTCGTCCGGCCAGACGTCGGTATGGAACGGGTGGGTCAGGCGCCGCTCGTCGTTGACCTCCAGCATCCGGGTCTCCTCGGTGATGGTATCGTGGACGAGGGCACCGGCCGATCCCGTCAGGCGGGGCACATCGACCTCGCAGCGGAGGAGCAGATCGGGCTCACCGACCAGAAGGCCGGTCTGAAAATCAACGGCGCCCAGATGGATCGTCACGACGGACCCTTGAACCTCCGGGGCGATCATGGCCGAGAAGCTGTCGTTGTCGGCCGGCATGAGCGTGATGGCGCAAGAGGTGGCCTCGCCGTCGACGCCGTCGCTGATTTCTCCGACCTCGCTGATGACGCCAAAGGACGTCCGGGCTTCATAGAGTTCGTCGTCCCAAACCACGAAACCCCCGTCGGTCCACCGTACGGTCTGATCGGGCAGGTCGTAGGTCACCAGAAGGACGGTGATCGGAGCCTGGGCCGCCAGTTCCGCGATCAGGTCGGCGTCCATTACTCGCGCTCTTTGATCGTGAAGCCGAGGCTGATGAGGTGGTTGCCGTCGATCATCCAGGCATCTTCGTCGACGGTGACGAAGCCCTCCATGATGGGCTGGGCGATCAGGACGACGTCGTTGTCGGCATGCGGCTTGCGCAGCATCGTGCGGAGCGGGACGGTGACCTGGCCCGACCCGTTGACGACCACTTCGGCGCGGGCTCGATAGCAGAAGTGCTGGCCGCCGGTGACGACCGTGAGCCATTGGCGTTTGCGGATCACGTATTGCGGCGTGAGGCCGTCAAGGATCAGGTTGGCTCCCGACTGCCCGGAGCCGTTGACGAGTGGTGAGCCGGGCGAGCCTGTGTCGAAGTCCGGCTGCGGGATTTCGAACAGACAGGTCTCGACCTCGTCCTCGATGTCGTCCCACTCGGCCGCCTGCTCGGGCGACAGGGGCTCCAGCTTCACCTTCAACTGGTAGCGCGAACCCATGCGGTTGCGGCGTTGCTCGGGGCCGCCGAATACCGGGACAAGGTCGTTGCGGGCCGTGATCAGCGAAGGCGTGATCGAGACGCCGGCGAAGTCGGTCGGAAGGGCATAGCTCATCGACGACCCGCTCTCAGCGTCATGTTGGCCTTCTGGGTCTGTTCAGCGGGGATGGCGTCGCGGGAGGTGGAGACCGCCCCCCGATAGGCGCCGACGGCCATGGGGGCAGCGACGCCGGCTGCGGTGTCGGCGACATATGCGTTGAGGCCCTGCCGATCCGCCGTGACGACCACGTTGACCTGAGACGCGATGGCCTGAGCCGCAGTGGTCCGGGCGCTGGCGTCCTGTGCGCTGTAGGCCTGCGCGTCCGACGCCGACGAGGAAACCGATGATCCGCCCGACTTGCCGCCCCCGAACAGTTTGACCCCGATCGCTGCCAGAGCCGCCGCGGTGGCCACACCGGCGGCGAGATTGAGCGGGAAGGGCAGCGATGCCAGAGCACGCGCGATTGCAACGACGCCGTGGCTCGTGGCCCGGATCAGGTTCTGACCGACGGTGAAGGCCGTCTCCTGACCCCCCATGATCCTAGACTGGAGCGCCATGGCGAACTGGTAGGTGCGATAGACCTGCTCAGCGGCCTGAAGGGTCCGATAGCCGTCGCTGCCTTCCTTGAAGAAGCCCTTGGCGGAGCTCAGTGCATCACCGTAGGCCTGAACCTGGGCGAAGCCAGCCTCACGGGCGGCCTGCGCCTCGGACAGGCGATGTTCCTTAAGGGCAAGGGCGATCTCGGCCTGTTTGACCTGATAGCCACTCATGACCGTCAGGAGATCGCCCAGCGCCCGGCCGCTCTCCCCGAACGCGTCGGCCATGCCGCGCGCTGCATCCTGTGCGAGGCTGTCGACGAGGCGAAGTTCTTCCGCGATCAGCTTCAGCGGCTCGACGACCTGAATGGGCTTGATGTCGAGGCCCTTCAGGGTAGCGTCGACGTTGTTCGTGAGCGTCTGGACTTCGTCTCTGGGCTTTCGTCCTGCGCCCTCGGCAGCAGGGTCCCCAGCGGCCTTCGAGATACGGGCGCGGGCGGTCGCTTCGGTATTGGCCTGCCAGCGGGCATAGAAGCGATCCATGGCGTTGCCGGTCTGCTCATAGGCCTTGGCGTAGTCTCCCGCTGCGACGACGGCAGCACGCGCCATCGAGCCAGAGAAGGGGTTGTTCATGCCCTGCAGGCTGACGTTGGATAGTGGGTTGACGAGGTTCGCAGCGGAGAACGCCGGGTTGACCGCAGCCAGACCCTTGGCGCCGGCGATCAGCACGTTAATCCCAGCGATGCCCTTGTTTACCATCCACTCGACAGCGCGCACGGCAAGGTTGGCGGCGCTGATCGCAGCATCCCCGATGACCGAGGGCAGCATCTTCCAGGTGTCCCTGACAGTGTAGAAGGTCCCGACAAAACCGGCGCCGATGAGCTTCACTGCCTCGACCGCCACCTTGGTCGCGAAATCGAGGAAGGCCTTCCACTCTTTCGAGACCCAATCGAGCTGATCGCCGAACACCGAGACGAAAACTTCCTTGATCGTCGTGCCGAGCGCCTTGAACGCATCGCCAGCGGTCGCAGTGGTCGAGACGCCCTTGTCCTTGAGCTTGTCGAGCTGCTTTTCGGTCAGGCCCATGCCCTCGGTGACCTTGCCGATGTCGCTTGTGAGAGACCGTGTGGCGAGGCCCCAGCCCACCGCAACCGCCCCGGCAGCAGCGGCGATACCCAGAACCAAAGGCAAGAACGGTCCGAGAGCGGTCATGAGCGACGCGCCGACGGACCGGGCTACCGCACCGACCGTGGATCCGGTGCGAACGGCAGCCTGCTGGAAGATGTCCAGAAGCTGCGGGCCCTGCTGGATCGCGATCATGAGCGGCGACATGCCCGACGCTGCCGTGACGCCGATGTCCGCGAACTGACGGGAGAGGTTCAGTCCCTCGGCCGTCGTAAGGCCCAGGGCGTTCCGGGTGGCGCTCAGCACTTGGGTCTGTTGGCGCACCGCCACGTTCATGGTCGAGACCGCGCCATTTGACCGGCGGGCGGCTGCAGACAGCTTGTCGACGCTGGACTCGGCCCGGTCAGCCGAATCCGCCAGCGCATCAAGGTTCTTGTCGGCGACGGCTGCCTCTTGCGAGGTGACCCGAATCCCCAGCTCTGCCAGATCAGCCATTCGCTTCTCCACCGGCTTGCGCTGCGGCCTTGGCCTTCTGGGCAGCGACGCTTCGGAGCATCGCCTTCAGGCCTCCGACATCAGTCGGGTTCGTGTCGGATGGTGGGGCGGGGCCAAGCTTCGTCGCCTGGGTGGCGTTGTCGAGCCGGCGGATCAGCTTCACGTCCCACGGCGACAGGCCAGCATGCGTGAGCCGCTGATAGGCGTCGATCTCGGCGAAGGTGATCGGCCCGACCGCAAAGCCTCGGTCTCGCGTGCCCATCAGATCGACGAAGCAGGCGTAGACGTGGGCGAGGGGCTGGGGAAAGGTCGGCCAGCGCCTCTCTGGAACCTTGCGCTCAACGGCCTCGGCGAAAGCGATCAGGGCTTCGGCGAGGCCTTCAAGAAATTTGCCCGGTCAGCGATGAAGACGCGGATCTGGTCGGCGATCCACGGAAAGCGCCGGTAAAGGCTGACGGCGGCGGCGGGGGTGAAGTCGATTGCCTTGCCCTCGACGACAATGCCGGACCAGTCGACAGTCGCGGCAGCGAACTTCTTCAGCTCGTTCGCCTTCGAGGTTTCGGCCGTGACCTGCTGCTGAGCGTTGCCCATACCCCGCAGGAAACGGTTGGCGGCCTCGTTGTTGACCTTGGTCACGACGTCGCTGTCCTCACCGAGGAGCGTGATCGTGACAGGGGTTTCGCCATCGTCTTCGAAAAGCGGCTGGCCGGTCGGGCCGTTGAGGTGCAGCACCGCGCCCGCGTTCGCAATGGTCGAGGTGTCGAGGGTGGAGAGGTCCATGGTTCTGTCCTGAAAAGGACGCCGGGAGCGACCGCGGCGTTAGAGTTTGGGGAGGAAGGCAGTCAGGCGACGGCGGCGCCGGCGACCTCGAAGAGCTGGTTGAGGCCGATGTTGAAGGTGCGCTTTCCGACATCGTTGGCGCCCCCGACGTTCGCGCGCTTCCCGAAGACCGGGCCGCGGCCGTAGAAGGTCGTCGGGGTGTCGTTGCCGTCGGCTTCGTCGTTGAGCACGATCTTGACGGCGTATTCGAACTTCGTATCGGCGGCGGCACGCAGGGCGACCTGGCCGGCGTCGAGCGGATCGGCGGCGCAGACCACGGGAAGCATGCCGTTGTCGATGGCGCCCTTCAGGTGCTGGACGCTCGGGCCCTTGAGGGGCGTGAAGGTCACGTCCTGCGAGGCAGGGCCGAACTCGCCCAGGCTCTCGACGTTGTTGACTTCGACGAAGGTCAGCGCCGCAAGGCCAGCTTGGGTCGCGACGGTCGTCACGGGGCCGATGAAAAACTGCGAGCCTTCGCTCGTTCCGATTGCCATGGGAGGCTCCTTTGGTCTGAAGCCGCTGCCCAAGCGGCATTAGGGCAGGCCGTGGTCGCTAGACGGCGTTCCACGGGATGGTGATGGGGGTCTCGGTCTCATGGTCGCTCAGGATCGGCGAGGAGACGTAGGGCTCGCGGTTGACCTTCACGCGCACGCCGGAGCCTTGCAGGACGGTCAGCTTGGCCCAGTGCTCCATGACCAGCGCTGCGACTTCGGCAGGCTTGATACGGCCCTCGGCGCGCGGCCAGACGACCATCACCTGCATGAGGCCCTGATCGATGCGGCCGGATGAGAGGCCCTGCCAGAACGGCTCGTTGTTGAAGAGGTCGAGGCGCAGGTATTTGCCATCGGTGGGTGGGATGAAGGTCACGTCCGGGTAGGCGATCGGCAGCGCAGG